CTAAGTTATTTGCGAAAGGGTCTGTAGAAAATGCAGCACTACAGATAACAATGGCAAAACAGAAGACTCAACAGATGGAGCGTCAGCTTCGAGAGATTATCATCTATACTGTTGGGCAAGATGTTTACGTTGAAATGCTCAGAACTAGAGCAACAATCCGTAAGCAAAGACTAGACGCAGCAAGAGCTAGAGCTGCACGAAAACGCTTAATCATTGACGGTATTGGATTTGCGTTTATTGGAACAATTCTTTTTGCTTGTGTTATGGCAGTAGTAGGAGTGATAGTTTGATGGAAGACCGATTAAGCAGAGTTGAGAAAAAGATCGATACACTCCAAGAAGCTATCGTGTCATTGGCGCGTGTTGAAGAAAGGCTTGTCACTGTGTTTAATCGGCAATCTCATATAGAGTCTAAAGTGGACGCTATAGAGAATAAGATGGACGCTTTGGCTGAAAGCATGGCTAGCGCAAGAACAATGGAGCGACTGATCTGGGTAGTTCTTGTCGCAGGTATAAGCGCTGTCTTTACATACATAGGAAACTAACATGACATACTTGCAGTTAGTCAACAGCGTGCTACGTCGTTTACGAGAGAACGAAGTAGACACTGTAGCAGAAACAAGCTACTCAGCCTTGATTGGCGACTTCGTCAACGATGCTAAGCAGATCGTAGAAGACGCACATAGTTGGTCAGCGTTGCGTACAGCTATTGAGTTTGACACAGTTAACGGAACGTCTACATACGCTCTTACAGGCTCTGGACAGGACGTTGAAGTCAGAGAAGCAATGAACGTTACGAATAAGATACGTCTGCGTAGCCGTAACAGAACATACATGAACAACTACTACAAGATTGGCGAACCTGCCTCTGGTGCGCCTTTTGAGTTTGCCTTTAGTGGCGCTGACAGCAATGGAGACATTACTGTACAAGTGTATCCACAGCCTGATGGCATTTACGAGCTGTACTTTGACTCGTTTGTACGACAAGCTGACTTAACAGCTGACGCTACACGCCTTAAAGTGCCACACAATCCTGTGTTGCAGCTTGCATTGGCTATGGCGTTACGTGAAAGAGGCGAGACAGGTGGTCAGTCTGCAACAGAACAGTTTGCTATTGCTGACACTGTGTTATCTGACGCTGTTGCGTTTGACGCTAACAAGTACGGTGAAGACACTACATACGTCGCTGTCTAAGGAACTTAAATGGCTCAACAACTACAAAGCATTACTATTACTGCACCAGGATTTGCAGGCGTCAACACGCAAGATGCACCGTTGTCGCAAGAGCCTACCTTTGCTGCTGTAGCGGATAACTGCGTCATCGACAAAGAAGGCAGAATAGCTGCGCGTAAAGGCTACAGCATACTGAACGGCAATGACTTGTTAGGCTCGTCTGACGGCATTGAGTCTATGGGTGAGTTTGTTGCAGAAGACGGAGACGTTACATTCTTCTCTGCAGGCAACAACAAGATATTTTCAGGCACTACCACAATGGTAGATGAAACTCCTGCAGGCTACACTATTACAGATAACAACTGGAAGATGGTTAACTTCAATGACCATATGTACTTCTTCCAACGTGGACACGAACCTTTGGTGCATGCCGCACATGACGGCTTTATAGACCCTATGTCAGCCCATTCACACGCTACAGGCACGCCTCCAGAAGGTCACGTTTGCTTAGCAGCGTTTGGTCGTCTTTGGGTAGCAGACTTTGTAGATGATAAGTCTACAATTTACTGGTCTGACTTACTAAACGGAACACACTGGACAGGAGGCTCTACAGGCAGCATAGACTTAACTAACGTCTGGCCTACAGGCTACGACACTATTACTGCTCTAGCGGCTCATAACGGCTTTCTAATCATCTTTGGACGCAACTCTATCCTTGTCTATGAAGGTGCTGCTAGCCCTGCTAACATGACGCTGACAGACACTATATCTAACATTGGTTGTGTCAACAGAGATGCTGTAGTCAGCACAGGTAGAGACTTGATCTTCTTAGACGACTCTGGTGTACGTAGTCTGTCTAGGACAATACAAGAGAAGTCAGCGCCTATTGGCGACGTGTCTAAGAACGTTAACAACGATGTTAAGTCGCTGTTTGCTGCAGAGACAGGCAACATTAAGATGCACTACTCGCCACGACAGGCGTTTGTACTGCTTAACTTCCCAGTGTTAGGCGTTGTATACACGTTTGACACACGCTTTCCGCTACAGGACGGCAGCTACAGAGCTACAACGTGGTCGCACATGAATCCGTTGTGCTTTGCTGAGACGTCTGTAGAGAAGCTGTACGTTGGTGTGTTAGACGGCATTGCAGAGTACACAGGCTACACAGACAACAACACAGCTTACTTGCTCAGTTACTTTAGCCATCCGTTGAGCTTTGGTAGCACGTCTAACTTGAAGTTCTTGAAGAAGATCAACCTGACAACCTTTGACGGTGCAGAAGCAACAGTGGTGTTGAACTGGGCTTACGACTACTCAGGTGCTTACACTAAGCAAGCCTACGTACTGCCTAAGTCTAACGTTGGTCAGTATAACATTTCAGAATTTAACACAGAGGCTGAGTATTCGTCGTCTATAGCGCTTATCAATCGTCAGAAGATCAACGCCAGTGGACAAGGTACTGTAGTCGCTGTTGGTGTTGAGACGACAGTAGAAGGAAAGTCTATAGCTATACAAGAGCTTAACATTCACGCATTATTAGGAAGGATTGTTTAATGAGTAACTACACTAAGCTAACTAACTTTGCAGCCAAAGACGCCCTTGTTAGTGGCAACCCTGCTAAGGTGATTAAAGGTGCTGAAGTAGGTGCTGAGTTTGATGCTATTGCTGTTGCAGTAAACAGCAAAGCCAACATAGCGTCTCCTACGTTCACAGGCACTGCTACGTTTGACAACGTCACTGCTACAGGCACTGTAACACTATCTACTGTTGACGGTGGAACATACTAATGACACTGACTGAGTCTAAGCAGGTGTTGATGCTTGAGCTAGTCAGGGCTACTGCAGGTAACTACAGCGTAGAAGAATTACTAGAGCTGTACTACTTTATGATCGAGCCTGAAGAAGAAACCAAACCAACACTAACGGTTTTGAAGACAGGAGAATAGAATGAGCCACTTTTCGACATCTTTTATTGCAGAAGCAGTAGAAAAAGGTTGGAAGTTACAGCAAGAACTGGTATACTATTCAGACCTTCTTGGCAAGACAATAGTTGTGCCTAAAGGTTACTTTACAGATTTAGCTAGTGTACCACAGATTATGCAGTTTGTTGTCCCTGTAGCGAATGCTAGAAATAGGAAGGCTGCTGTTGTTCATGACTACCTTTGCACACACGGTGTTGAGTTAGGTATTGTAGCAGACCAGAAGCAAGCTGACAAGGTCTTTAGAGAAGCGTTACGTGTTTTAGGTTTGGGTAGGGTTAGATCAGCAGCTTTGTACTACCCAGTTAGGACGTATCAAGCAATCATAGGATGGTTTAAATGAAGACATTAGTATTAACGCTAGCAGCACTGACACTGGCTAGTTGTACACAGCTTAACAGCCTTGAAATCACTGCGGAGGACAACGCTATGGCGTGTCTTAAAGGCAACACAAACGCTGCCGGAGCTGTGCTTGGGGCTAGCGTTTCAGGAATTACAGTTGAGCTTCCCGCCCAAGTCGATACTTCAGGATGGACAGCTGAAGATTGGAAGACATTAGCAGAGCTTTGCGACTAAGGATACGTTATGGCAGGTTTATTCGGCAATGTCTCTGCAGAAGGTGGGTTTGACCAGTCAGAGATAGACTTAGTTACACAACTTATTAACTCTGGTCAGACCACAATAGATGAAGTCTCTAACACCTTTGGTGTTCCTAGAGACGTTGTTGCGTCTGTGTATGCACAAAACGCACCACAAGCACAAGAAGATAACGATTTTAGTGGTTTATTAAGCACAGCTTCTAAAGCCAATAACGTTATTAACAGTGGTGTGCAGGCCGTGGACGCATTAAAAACCTTTAATGTATTAAAGAAAACTCCTGCAACAGCAGCAACTGCAGCGACTACTATGGAAGAGTTAGCAGCCAACAACCCAATGATCATACAGAATCTTAGTGGTGCAGGCAGTGATGGGGTTAAGCTTTTAACTGAAGCAGAAAAAGCTGCTCAGATGCAACAAGCTGCTGATGTATTTGCAGGAGGTCTTGGCTCTGTTGTTGGCGCTGTAAGTGGTAAAGAATCAACAGCCGAAACTTTAGGAATAAATGCATTGACTGCGTTAGGTCTTCTTAACCCTGCGGCAGCACTAGCCTATCGCATATTTGACGCAATGGACTTGTTTGGCGGTGGCGGCTTAAAAGAAACACCAATGACTCCTGAAGAAGCAATTAAGTACGCAGGAGAGTCTAGGCTTGCTACTACTTTACAGGGAGCAGGAGAAGGTACAGGTGAGTTAATACTAGATGCTATACAGCAAGCTGAAGCTGCAGGTGTAACACCAGAAGAAATAGCAAGGACGTTAAATACTGTTGATGACGCTACAGCAGGTTTGGTTAACTTAACTGTTGGCGCTAATGAAATGTTTGTAGCTGACGCAGCAGAAACAGCAGCAGCCCAAGCAGCAGCACAAGAATCAGCTCAAGCAGCAGCAGTTAAAACAGCAGCTGAAGAAGCACTAAGCAATGTTTCTGCAGAAGGTGGTTTTTCACAAGCAGAAGCTGACGAAGTCTATGATTTAATTAAAAGCGGTACTGTAACTCCTGCTGAAGTATCTAGTGTCTTTAACGTCCCTGAAGGCATCATAAACGCAGCTTTAGAGACTATTGACGCTGAAAGAGCAGCAGCAGCCTCTACAGACACTCTAGGAGGCTCTACAAGCTCGTTAGAGCCAGATGGGGACTTAATGGGTACTGACACCAGTATCTTTGATTCAACAGCGTCAGCAGCCTCTACGGCAGGCACAGACACCACTGTAGTCAACACTGATACTGAACATCCTTGGCTCTATGAGGGCAACGGAGTGTTACGTAATGTCTTTACTGGTGAAGTTAAAACAAACCAAAGTGGCACTGAAAATCTTGTTGTGGGCGAAACGTACAGCTCAGGCACTCCGACAGAGGCAACAACAAGAAGCAACGACACAACAGATTCAGGCAACATTAACGTCATACTTACGCCAAACAGCTCTGGCGGCACTACGTCTACTATCACTAGCACTGCTGCTGATGGGACTGCCGATACTGCTGTTGTGGATGGCGGTGGAGGACTTGATACTGGAGATGTCACGCTAACTAACGGCAATGGCGGCGGTCAAGACTTTTACACAGCAACAGACACTAACAACACAGGCGTTACGTTGACCGTTGGCGATACTACTGGCACTACTGTTACTAATGGTACTAACGGCACTAATGGTACTAACGGCACTAATGGTACTACTGGCACTACTGTTACTAATGGTACTAACGGCACTAATGGTACTAATGGCACTAATGGCACTAATGGTACTAATGGTACTAACGGTACTAACGGCACTAACGGTACTAACGGCACTAATGGCACTAATGGCACTAACGGTACTAACGGCACTAATGGCACTAATGGCACTAATGGACGCGACGGCAGAGACGGTTTCACAGGATTACTAGCACTTAACAACATAGCTACGCCAATAGCTGACGAGATATTCAAAACAGAGTTTAAAATGGATTACTTAAAACCAGAACTACTAGGTCTGCTTGATCTAAGCAGAGGACGCACAAGCACAGGAAGGAATACATAATGGCAGGTTTACTTGATTTTCTAACAGGCGACACTGCAGCTAGGATTGTTGCAGGTGCGGGTTCTTTGCTAGGCACTGAGCAAGGCATACAGAATGTCCGTGGCTTTGGCGAACAGGCAATGCAGCGTGCTGAACAGGCTGCTGCTGACGTCGCAGGACAGACGCAGTTTAAGCCTTTCACTGTAACGTCAGGCATTGGTGGCGCTACAACAACGCCTACTGGTAGCCTAACTACAACACTATCTCCTGAGCAGCAAGCTCTGCAGCAGCAGCTACAAGGTTTTGGCACACAAGCGTTTGGTATGCTTGGTAGCCCTGAAGCACGTGCAGCTGAGCAAGCTAGTGTTGTTGGTATGCTGACAGGCGCAGGCGGTGGACTACAGCAGCGCGAAGCTGACATCATGCAGCGTCTACAGGCTGCTGTGTCTCCAGAGCAAGAACGTCAGCGTATGGCGTTAGAAGAGCGTCTACTAGGTCAAGGCAGACTTGGCGTAACTACTAATCAATACGGCGGTACTCCAGAGCAACTAGCTCTAGAGAAGGCTATTGCAGAACAGCAGGCAGGCTTGGGCGTTAGCGCTATGGAGCAGGCACGTGCTGAACAGCAGCAACAGGCTTCACAGACTCTAGCAGGCTTGCAAGAGACTAGAGCTAGGTTGGGCTTGTTAGGCGATTTAGGTCTACAGAGCCTTGGTGCGTCTTACTTGCCACAAGAGCAGCTACTACGTACACTACAGCCTGCTATTGACGTTGCTAATCTTACAAACTTAGGTCAGCGTCAGGGTGCTCAGCTTGGTTCGTCATTGCTGCAGTCTGGTTTAACAGGTCAGCTTGGTGCTGAGACAGCTGCAACTAACTTAGAGCAGCAACGCATACAAGCCATTACTAACTTGTTAGCAGGTCAATTAGGCTCTGACGGTCAAGTCACTCAGACTGGTTTGCTGCAAGGTATTCTTGGCAGCATAAATAACCAACAAGGAGCCACAACGCCAACATCAACTGGCGCAGCACAAGACTTTTTCCAAGCAGCCCTAGATCAGGGTTACTTTGGCTCATTAGGTTAGGAGAACAACATGGCAGACCTTATTAACCTTAATTCACTGTTTTCTGACATCTTGCCAGACCCTGCTGCAGAGATGCGTCAAAAACAGTCTGACCTACTTAGCGTATTAGGCACTGTAGGCGGTGTTGCTGCACTTAACGCACCACAACAAGAACAACAGCTGCGTTATGCTGCAGGTGGTTTGTTTGGCGTTGACACACGCACAGCATCTGAAAAGCTACGTGAGCAGTTAGGCTCTGCTATGCAGGACACAAGCCCAACAGGAATGATTAAACTTGCTAACTTAATACAGCAGAGTAACCCTGAGAAGGCTCTTGAGTTGCGTGCAACTGCAGCACAACAAGAAAGACAGCAACAATTGGCTACGCTAGAATCACAAAGACAACAAAGCTACAGAAACACTGTTGCTAGACGCGCTGCTAACTCTCCTAGATTTAGGTCAGACGCTGTAGCTATTGCTGATGGGACAATGCCTCAAGCAGAGATAGAGCGTATCTACGCTGAGCTTACTAAAGAGGAAGAAATACAAGACTTAGAGCCTTTGCAGCTTATACTGCCTGATGGAACTCAACAGACAGCTCTGTACGACGATCAGGGTAACTTCTATGACGTTACTAACCCAACTAAGAAGCTAGATTTAAAGCAAGGCACGCAAGTGATACGCAGCAGTCAAGTTGGAGGCGCTACAGACTACGCTAACCCACAAGAGATTTCTCTAAAGCAGTCACAGATAGATACTGCTCAGTTTACTACAGGTGTTAACAATGTCCTTAAAGAGTTAGACGACGCGCCTGACGCAAACACCGCAGCTGCTAGATTAGGAAACGTGTTTAACAACCTTGTACAAGAAGCAGAAGCTGTAATGAACTTAGACAACGAAGGTGCAAGAAAGGAGTTGTTTGAGAAGCTAGAGCTAGGAACTAAGTCAGCAGAAATGCAAAGTATGCTTATTGGACTAGCGTATCAAGCAGCTAAGGCAGAAGGACAAAAAGGCAGGGACGTATCTAACGCTGACATAGAACGCTTCATGGTACAGCTTGGTGCAAATTCCTCAGACCCAGAAGTGCTTAAGAGAAACCTTACACGTCTGAAGAAACAGGCTCAAGACCGCTTTGCTACACAATACTCGTTTGTTCGTAACGAGCCTTGGCAGGGTTCTTTTGAGCCTGTGGTTGCACAGCCTCCTTCAGCACCTGCTGCACCAGTTTCTGCAGGCACTCCTAATTTTTCTTTATAAGGTAGACATAACATGGCAGAAGCAGAACGAGTCCCAACTGCTCAAGAGATAAAAGCAGCGTTAGAGTCAGGACAAATAAAAGTAACAGACTTAGGTGAACAGTCTAAAGCTGTTTACGATGCAATGCTTGCTGAAGGAACGACGCCAGAAGTCACAGGCAGTAGCGTTTTGCGCGACCCCTATCAAGCTATTGCTGACGTTACTAGAGGCACTAGAGAAACTGTTGGTGGTTTCTTTGGCGGCGATGAGCAGTATCAAACTAGCACTGGTCAAAACATCCCAGACCCTTACGGAGGCACTAGCTTGCCTGAGCTTGCTTTAGGCGGTCTTGAGACAGGTCTTAGCTTTGCCAGTGGCGTTCCTGCCATTGCTGCTGCTACTATCGCAGGAGGCTACGAAGGCATTAAAGGCTACCTGCAGAACAAAGGTTGGTATGACACTATGAAGGACGCTACAGAGTCCATTAATAGCGTTATGGGCAACATGATGTATCAGCCTAGAACATCAGCAGGTAAAGACATCACTGCCGTTGCTAACTCGCCTTTTATGCTTATTGACGAAGGCACTACAGCAGCGCAGAACTTTGTACAGTCTATGATGGGCGGCAACGTCAACAGGACTGGCGCTGACCCTATGATTGTTACTCAGTTCCAGTTAGTAGCTGACGAGATACAAGGCTATAGAGACAGAGGCGAGACTGTACCAGATCAGTTGTTTGAGAAGGCCAACTCGCTAAGAGACTTAATTGGTCAACAAGGAGGGCTAGGACAGGCACGTGTAAATGACAAAGCCTTGTTTGCAGGAATCTCTACAAAGGCTCTTCTAGACTTCTTGCCTGACATAGCAGGTAAAGGCAGAGCAGCGGCAGTAAAGTCTCAGAAGGTGTCTGAGCTACGTAGAACAGCTAAAGAGCTTGGTGTTGACCTAACAGGTCTTCCAGAAGATCAGCTACTAGCACTAGCTAAC